TCATTAACCCATTCATCATCAGATTTAATATCTATTACTATATTTTTTATTCGTTCTAGTGTTATAGGTTTACTCATCTCTCATCTCCTCAATCATTGCATCAATTTCTACTGCACAGAAACCACAGACCCAACCTTCAACATCACCATCATCTCTAGGATATCTATTAACAAACCTACCACTACCAAAGTGACAAGGTTTATCACACTCTACACATATTTGTGAATCAAATAAATTTTTAGGTTCAGTCATCACAATCACACTCCCCTTCCATATAATATAGTTCTTGCTCAAGTGTTTGTTGCATAGCAGTCACCAACATATGCTGTGCGTGGGTACTACTAGGTGCAGTATCATAAATAAATTGTACTGTTACATCTGCAAGTGCTAGTGCTATATCAAAGCCATCAGTCTTTTTCTTTAGATGTTTGTTAATAACTTTAACAATATCATCTGATACTTTTTCAGTAGATTCAAACTGTTCTTTGACTGGTGGTTTGATTTTCTTTTTATTTCTTATGTCATAAATGTTATTACTCATTGTCATATACTCCTTTCATTAATCTAACTGTATCATAAAATCTAGGATTTTCCAATACATATTCTTCACCTTCGTGAAAGAAAGATACAGACTCATTATCATATGCGTCATCAATAATAAGTTCATCTATATCCATAGCAAGTAATTGATTTTCAGTCACTTGCCTTCTTGTTTCTTGTGTTACATTTTCTAACACAAACTTTTTATTATTCATAGTTATACTCCTTTCTTTAGCTTGTCTATTGCTTCAGGTGTTTGTTCAACAATAGATTCTATTTGTTCGTCTTGAACATCAGTAGGATTACCAAAGTTTAATTCATCATAATCCCCTGCCCAAACTTTTTCTTCAGCTTCTTCTTCAGAGTCAGCTTCTACTATGCATTGCCATTCAGCATTAGCATAGGTTGTTACAAGATATTTTTTCATTAGTCTTTTCCTTTCTGCCATTTATATATTAATGCTAATAATAAATCAGCACAATCTTGTCTACCATATTGAATGAAATCATCTTTGTTTTCACAAAAATTTTCATCATACAGTTCAGTTCTATCTATTTCGTTTCGTAACCATAATTTTATTTTATCTAAAACTATGGTTTCTTCTTCTATTAATTTATTAGTCATAGTTATACTCCAGTCCTTTCTATTTTTCATTAATATTAAAACGATTTAATATTACTTCCTTAATAATATCTTGCAAGTCAAACGAGTACCCACTTCTATCAAGTGTAATTTCAATCTTGTCTTGGTCTTGATAAGGGTCATACGAATCTAACAAGGCATCAGTAATTGCCATAGACAATGCGTTTGCATCATCATAATCTTTTAGTTTTCTTTTCATAGTATCAATCGTCATCTTACACTCCAATCTTCAGCAATTACTTTTCTGCTTTCTCTTGTGTTGTCATAAATTCTAACGTCATATCCTTCCATACCTTGTATCTCTGCAAACTCGTATGCTTTGGATAAGTCGTTGAACTCTATCTCTTTTATTTTATTAGTAGTTTTATATTCTACTGTGTAATATTTACTCATAGTCATAGTCCTTTCTATATTGGTAGCACTTGACTGCTATGCCATAAGGCATACATAGCTAGACCAAATGCTAATATTAATTTTAATAAAAATCTATCTTCCATAGATAGACTCCTTTGCCTTTTCAATAAAGGCATACTCTTTCTTCCACTCAGAAGTACCAGCTATTAGGTTGTGATAAGTTAGCACATCTTTAATATAGATGTCCCCATACTCCCACGAACCATAGGTATAAGGTGAACGACTCGCAACGTACCACCTTGCATATTCGTTTTTACTTTCATTATCTTTTGTCTGATAAGTTTTTAAAACTCTATGCTCAAAGTTTGTTGCTTCATTTTTATAGACTGCATAAGGTGAATCCACCTTTACAGTCTTACCAAATTTATTTTTTGCCATTGATTAACTCCAAAAAGTTTTTTGCCAGAGAGTATCTACCTTGTTTCCACTCTCTTAACAGTTCATTATTAACTGGTGGGTCTGTCTTATCATTTTCAAGGATAACTTCACACCAAATTTTTATATCTTTAAGTTTATATTCTGCGTCTATCATTTTCTTTTTCGTCCTTTCTTTCTTTTGCGTTTAAGTTTAGGTTTCATTTTAATATTATTAAAATGTTTGTCAAGTTTCTTAAAGAAACTATCATTAATAATTTCATTTAATTGTTGGCAGACATTTGTAGGTAGGTCTGTTTCACCATATAATTTTATAGAACTGCTCATCATACTCTAGAACTTCTCTATAAAACCATTCCTAAAAGATTTTTCCCAACCAGTTGGGTTTAATCTTTTATATTCTTCTTGTGACCTAGACACAATAATTTTTCTTGCATCTTCCACTTTACTATAGCCAAATTTATTGGCTACTTTTTTAAGAATGTCTTGCATATCCCAACCCCTAATCTTAGGGTCAGCTTTGCCTTGAGCCATTAGTTGCTCAATATATTTATATAATAATTCATTATTCATTTTATTTTTTCCTTTCTTTTTTATTAGTATGGTAGTTCGCTTTGTCGTAGTTCCTGAACATCTTCTTCAAGAATGTCGTGTAAATATTTATCTGCAAATTCATCAAAGTATTCTGCTTCTTCAGAAAGCATTTGGTATTTACCAATAGGCACTTCATACATATGCCATACTGTGTCTTTGATTTTTTCAAAGAGTGCAGTAATTACTTTATCATCTGAAGCGAAGTCTTCAAAGTTAAATTTAGTTAGTGGTTCATTGTCGTATGTAAAACTTTGTAAAGTTTCATCATACAATCTAGAAAGATGATACTCCATTTCAGAGTACATTTTTTCTTGCATTATTAAATGTTGATTTGACATAGTCAATCTCCTTTCTTTTCATTTAAAAATTCATTAAATAATTCTGCACCTACTTCTGAACATTTGTTTGCAAAGTTAACTTCATTTGTTTCACAAAATCTGTTCCATTCTTTTTCATTTAATTCATTATAATTATCAAGATGTTCTTTAGTTAGTGTTTGCCATAATTTCATTTTCATTTTATATTTTTCCTTTCATTTATTATATATTTATTTCACATTTAATTTTAATTGTCAAATGTTTTTTTATTTTTTTTTATTCTATTGCTTCCAAAAGTTTTTCCAAAGGTGAACCTATAAACTTTTTAGAAGTAAAAGTTTCCATTCGAAGTCCCTTGTAAACAAGAGCTTTCAAATGTTTGTGTTGACTAGCAGTCAACTGTATGTGTTTATATATCATTTTATTTTACTACCTTTCTTAATAGATGTATAAAATCTAATTCTTTTACATCTATAAATTGTTGTTTACTTTCACTAAACACTTTACCATTTTCTAGTATTTCAACTATGTCTTTTGGTAAAGGTTTATTTTGTTTATGAGTATTTAAAACAAATTTTATTAAGTTTTTTATTTTCATTTTTATTTTTCCTTTCTTTGTTGCTAATCAAATATAATTATTTGATTAAAGGGTAGCTAGAAACTTAGAGTGAAGTCAGACATTATTTAAGTTATGCATAACTAAATAATCTGTTAAGTATCGTAAGAACCTTTACTCTAGCTACCTTTTAATTAAATAAAAGGTGGTGCAGTTTAATGCTTTCACATAAGGTCTGCACCTTACCATATTACATAACATACCTACTTTCAAATTACAAGTCTTTATTTATTTAGTGATTCAAACTGACCAGTTAAAGCATTATGTTTGACTGCCAGATAACCTTGATTATTTGAAAATGTACCAACAGTTTTATATCTGTCAGTAGTTCTTTGTCTATATAATTTATGCATAATGTTATGCCTTTCTTTTTTAGTGTTGATAAATTGCAACACTCTTTGCGTTAATATTTGAACCACTACACAATACACATTGTTCGCAAGTAGTTCGTTTACCTGCTTCCTTAGAAGCTGGACAAAGAACTTCATTTTGTTTATCAAGTTCTTCGTTCTTTTGTAGAACTCTAAAAGTTCTAAAACCTTTTGACCAAAATTTCTTAGACTCTTCGTAAGAGTCAGCACTCATCATACATTGGTCAGCTCGTACATCTGCACTATCAATTTTTGATTGATGAGTGTAGCCAGTATGTTTCTTAGCTTTGCTAAGTAAACTGTCCCATATGTAGCTAGGTACTGCACTTGGGTCGCCATAAGTACCAAGTCTTATGACTTGATTTTCGCCTAGACTTTGTATGTCTTTGTGATTGTCAACCTTAGAATAATTGCCTTTCATAAATGCTTTATAGGTTGCCAGTACACCTTGATATAATTTGACATAACAAGTTCTGCCTTTAGCTTGTTTTCTGTTTGGTTCGTCTGTAATTGTTCCCCTATGTTTACAATTACCACATATTGAAAAATCTTCGCCAGTCTTACTGGCAAGTAGTGGGTCAATATCACTACGAATGATATATGTTTGAGCCATATTGCCAGTCTTTTTGTTTTTACTTCCATTAAAGTAAATGACTACGATATTTTTCTTATCAATCAAAGACTCACCTTGATAGATGATTGTACCAGTCATAATTATTTTAATCCTTTCTAATGTGGGTTAATTCTAAAATTCTTTAGCCAATCAGATAGCCATTGAACTTGTTCAAACTCACCCACCTTTGATTGCAATTTATTGTTAGAATCTTGCCATAAATCCTTATAGGATTTTTCCAAGTCCCAACCAATATTTTCGAGTTCTTCTGCCATAGCTTGAAACTCAGGGTTAAGTTCTTCAAGTCTAGCTTGAATCTTTTCAACCCTTTCGTCTATGTCATCAGGTAATGCTGATGTAAAGTTTATTTTTCTAGCCATAATTATTTTAATCCTTTCAGTTATTATATTGCTTCTAATTGACAAATAGCAGGATAACTACTTTCTTTATCAATCATTCTATTTTCATAATCTTCAAAATGTTTACATATATTTGTCCAATTATGTTTATTATCTGGTAAATCGTGGTCGCCGTCCCAACTTCCATCTTCACCATAATCATCTGCACCACCAGAAATCTTTTTGTTATAATGTTCTGATAGTCTTTGTTTATCTTTTTTATCTAAGTAATTATAGGCAATACTTAAACCATAAGTACCATCTAAAACTTCCTTAGCTATTCCATAGCAATAAATTTTATCACCATTCTTTTTAGTATAAATAAATTTTTCACTCATAATTTTATTTCCTTTTAGTTAAAGTTAATTATAAATTAAAGTATTACTTCCAATAAGTCAAATATATTTTTAAACAATGTTTATAAAATAATTGATTATTGAATTCTGGAAATTCTTTAATAAGTTTTCCATAGGCAGTTCTAAGATGCCTAGATTTTTTCAAAAACATAAAAAACTTTTCATCACAAAGTTTTATTTGTTTAGAAATATTTTCATAGTCTTTAGTTAAATCTAGCCATTTTTTAGTTTGTTTTTTATTCATAGTTTTTTTTTCTTAGTTTTAATAATTAAAGATTTAATCAACAATCTTAAAATGATTTTATTTATTCAGTATGCTTTTTGTAGTTTAACTTCTGAAAAAAATCTAAAGTTTGTTGAAGTATATTTAATTATTATTTAACTACTACATAGTAGTAGTAGTTAAATAATAATTAATATCTATTAAATTCTTCATAAAATTCTTTTGAAATTTTGGTGATAAATTTCTCTTGCATTTTTAAAAAATGGTCAAGTAAATTTGAATCTCAAAAGAATCTTTTGAAGTAAGAATTAAAAGATAAAGAATCAAGAAAACTGGGAAAATTTTTGGGAAGGAAATCAGGGAAGTCCCAGTCTTTCTAGGTTAAAATCATCTCTATAGACTCTATAATTCTCTAGAGCCTACAAAGTAATAGGCTCTAGAAATTATTCTTAGAGAGTCTATAGAGATGATTTTAACCAAGAAAGACTAGGGAGTCTAGGGCAAATGTCAAGTTATTGACACTGTTGGTTTTTTACCTGTTGAAAATGTCAGAATATTGACAGGCAGAGTCAATCTTTTGACGAATGGCTAGAAATCAAGGTGGAAAAGGGTTTCAGAGGTGTCAATTTCTTGACAAGGGTGTCAAAGTCTTGACAGTATGTCAAATTTTTGACAAGGTGTCAGATTTATGACAGTCTAGGGAAATCAAGGGTGGGGGACACAAAAAACAAGGGGGTGTGTGTATAATATAAAAAAGGGTACCCCCACAAAATTACTGAGAAAATAGACTTTGGTGTCAATCTTTTGACAGTTGGGGAGTTTCTTTAAAATTTGATTGGGGAGTCCTCAAAATAGATGTACACAACCATGCACGAGATGTGCAATAGAACTATATAGTTATGTGTTTGTTTGATTTATTTGTCAGCTATGATATATACCTTTAACCCTGGCTAACATAGTTAGAAGTATATCATACTTTTGTCTAACTGACAAGTTATTTTTTAACTTTTTTTTTAATTCATTATAGTGTATAATACAATAATGAAATATAGACAACCCAAACATTTGCTTTATGCTCACCTAGACGATTCAGGTCTCAGGGATTTGATTAAGGAAACTGCAGCGACTCGTAAGAAACGTAACGCAGGTAGAGATTTGATTGAGATGAGACGTGAGTACATGCGTAGAATTGAGGAAAGGAGACTCAAGATGACTGAAAAGAAAGCTAAGAAGTTACCTGAAGGACAAAAGGTAAAGATGCTAGAGAACGCACAACAAAAGTATCAGAACTTTGCAAAGAACACATTACCTAGTGGACTATCAGCTATGCAGGAGAAATTCTGTTTAGAGTACACAGCTACAGGTGATACTTTAACTGCATGGAGAGCAGCAGGTTATAAAGAAGGTAAGACTGAAGCTGATACTCGTGCAGAAAGTAAAAGACTATTAAAGAATGATAAGATTGAAGAAAGATGTAATCAAATAAGACTAGACGCAATGAAAGATGTAGGTCTTAATATTAATGAAGTTGTAAAAAAGTTTATGAAAGTTTATGACAGAGGTATGGCAGAAAATGATTTAACTAACTCCAATAGAGCAATGGAGTTTATAGGTAAACATTTAGGTATGTTAATTGAAAGAAAAGAAATTAAACAGGACATTACAACAAAATCTCCAGAGGAATTAGAACGTGAAATTAAACATTACGAAAATGTTGTCAAGCTTGAACAAACTAATAAATAAAACTCTTTTATATTTTTACTATATATGTATAGTATTATTATTTAGTTGGGTTATGTACGTTTGTAGTATGGCAACCTGGAATACATTTTGTACAGGTTGTCCAGCGACATGGTACAAAGAACATGTTGAACCAATACTTCCTAGACCTATGCCTAAACCTGTCGTACCAATTAAAGAAGAAGATGATTGGGATGATGATGATGACGAGGAAACAGATTGGCGATAAGAATAATTAATGAAAATACTTATTGGTTTATTCCTGTAGATTTTAGAAGAAAAGTAAAACCAAAAGAATATAAGTCCCCTGTAGTTGCATGGGGTAGTAGTAAAGATTATGTTACAGACAAGTGAGAATTTAATAAAGCTTAGAGAATTATATTTTCAAAGAGCAGTACAACAATCTAAAGATAGCTTTCTACATTTTATAGCTATGTTTGCACCTACATTAGTTCCTGATTGGATTATGGGTAAACATATTCATGTAATTGCAGATAGGTTAAAAAAAGTTGAGAATGGAGAAATAAAAAGACTTATGGTCTTTCTTCCTCCTCGTTCATCTAAATCAGTTATATGTTCAAAGTTATTTCCTGCATGGTACGTAGGGAGACACCCACAACATGAGATACTAACTGTTTCTCACTCTGACCAACTAGCTTCAGATTTTGGTAGGTCAGTAAGAGATTTAGTAAATCATGATTTATTTAATACTGTCTTTCCACAAGTACAATTACGTAGTGATGTTAGAGCAGCAGGAAAATGGAAAACAAATCAAGGTGGTACATATTATGCAGCAGGTGTTAGAAGTCAAATAGCAGGTCGTGGTGCACATATTGCAATACTAGATGACGTAATGTCTGAAGAGGACTCCTTTAGTGAAACAGGTAGAAGATATGTAAAGGAATGGTACCCTTCAGGTTTACGTACACGTATTATGCCTAATGGTTCAATTGTAATTATTAATACACGTTATCATGAAGATGATTTATGTGGTTGGTTATTAAGACAGGAATCACAAATAAAATTAGAGAATAAATGGGAAGTAATAAAAATCCCTGCATGGATAGACGAAGATTCAAGTAAGTTACTGGATTTACCTGTAGGGTCTTCCTATTTTCCTGAATGGAAACCTAGTAAAATTTTAAAAACAGATGAAGAAGAAATAAAGGCAAGTAATGGTTTAAGGTATTGGGAGTCTCTTTATATGCAGAATCCTGTACCAGACAGTGGTGGTATTATTAAAAAGAAGTGGTTTCAATGGTGGGACTATGATGAACCACCTGCATGTGACTATATAATACAAACATATGATACTGCTTTTTCAACAAAAACAACTGCTGATTTTAGTGTTATTCAAACCTGGGGTATCTTTCAACATATGGAAACTGATTCTACAGGAAGAGAAACTTGGGTTTCAAATTTAATTTTATTAGGAAATGAAAAAGGTAGATTTGATTATCCTGAATTAAGAGCTAAAGCACAAGAATTATATGAGTATCATAAACCTGATGTATGTATTATAGAGAAGAAAGCAAGTGGTCAATCTCTGATACAGGACATGCGTAGAGCAGGTTTACCAGTCTTAGATTATATTCCTGATAGGGATAAGACTGCAAGAGTCTACGCAGCTACACCATTAATGGAATCTGGAAGAGTTTGGATTCCTAAAGGACATGAGTGGAGTGATGATTTATTTAGTGAAGCTATCACATTTCCAAATGGTAGACATGATGACCAAGTTGACGCAATGACTATGGCAATACACTATATGAAAGAATCATGGAATCTAGTTCACCCTGATGACCCTGATTATGAAGAAGGTCATGAAAGAAAAAAAAGGGTTGCATACTGGAAAGTTTAAGTATATAATAGAAGATAATATATAACTGTGAAAGAAAATTATGTTACCCAGAGGATTATTTAATTTAGTAAAGTTACAATCAGCTAAAGCTATTCCTACGACTAGAGGTATAACAACTACTCCTGCTAATAAAGGTTTAGAAAATATTTTAAAAAGTATTCCAAAAGAATCTGCTCAAAAAACACAAAGTGTAAGCACTGTACCAACATATAAAAAAGTTGAAAAAGAATTTTTACCTGAAGGTAAGAGATTAGATTATGGAGCAGGTAGAGGATTAGGAGCAAAAGAAATAAAAGCAGATACTTTTGAACCTTTCCCACGAAAAGGTTTTAATCCTACTTTTAAAAATACAGATGATATACCAAGTTCATCTTATGAAAATATTTCAAGTTTAAATGTTTTAAATGTTTTACAACAAAACGATAGAAAAAAAGCAGTTAAAGAAATAGGTAGAATTTTAAAACCTGGAGGTAATGCAATAATATCAACAAGAGGTATGGGTGTTCTGACTGAAGCACCAAAGGGAACTAAAGGTATTGAACCTATGTCTGTAATTACAAGTAAAGGTACATATCAAAAAGGTTTTAAACCTAAAGAACTTAAAGATTATGTTCAAAAAGTTCTTGGGAAAAATTTTGATGTAGATTTAATAAAAGGACAAAAGATAGGTGCAGCATCAATTAAAATTAAAAAATTAGAACCTAAAAAAATGAAAACAGGGGGAATGGTTGAAAAGAATAATTATAATTATAACACACAAAGGACTATATAATGCCAACTGAAAAGAATCCATTTAATAAAATAGATGAAGATATACTAGAGGCTTCAATTCCTGAAGAAGAAGTAGATGTAGAAACTATGTCTGACCAAATTCTTCCTGATGAAAGTATTGCAATGATGGAAGATGGTTCAGCTATGGTTGATTTAACAGGGAAACCTGCAATTATGCCTGATGAAGAAATGGTAGGTGGTCATTATGATAACCTAGCTCCAATGTTAGAAGATGACTTACTTCAAGAGATAGGTTCTGAAGTATATCAAAAATATGAATCAGATAAAGAATCACGACATGAATGGGAACAAACTTTTGAAAGAGGTTTTGACTTATTAGGTTTAAAACTAAAAGAAACTACTGAACCATTTGAAGGTGCATGTACTGCAGTTCACCCACTCTTAATTGAGTCAGCAGTAAAGTTTCAATCAAAAGCTTCTCAAGAATTATTTCCACCAGGTGGACCAGTTATGGCTCAAGTAATTGGAACTGAATCTGAACAAAAACAACAACAAGCATCTCGTGTAAAACAGTTTATGAATTATCAGTTAACTGATATGATGCCTGAATACTTTCATGAGTTTGAAAGAATGTTGTTTCATTTACCAATTATAGGTTCAGCATTTAAAAAGATTTATTATGATGGAGCAATGGACAGACCTTGTTCAGAGTTTGTTCCTATTGACCAATTTTATGTGTCTTATCATGCTTCAGATTTAATGAAGGCAGATAGATATACTCATGTTATATTACGTAATCCAAATGATTTAGCAAGAGAAATAGCTGCAGGAGTTTATGAAGATGTAGAATTACCTGAAGCACAATCAATTGAACAAACTTCAATGTCAATGAAAGTTGACGAAATAATGGGAACTGCAATTCCTACTGATTCAGACCCACAATATATTTTATTAGAACAACATTGTTATTTAAATTTACCTGAACCTTATGGAGATGGTGACGGAGTAGCATTACCTTATATTGTTACTATTGAAGAGAGTTCACAAAAAGTTTTATCTATTAGAAGAAACTATGATGAAGATGACCCTACCAAACAAAAGAAAATGTTCTTTACTCATTATAAGTTTGTTCCAGGTTTTGGTTTTTATGGTTTAGGTTTAATACATTTCCTAGGTAATCTTACAATGACTGCAACTGCAGCTATGAGAAACTTAGTTGACTCTGGTCAGTTTGCAACATTACCTGCAGGATTTAAAGCTAAAGGTGTAAAGGTTGTTGGTGATAATGAACCTTTATCTCCAGGTGAGTTTAGAGATGTAGAAGCTACAGGTGTAGATTTAAATAGAGCAATTGTTCCTCTACCTTATAAAGAACCTTCTCAAACATTATTTCAAATGTTAGGTTTTATTTCAGGAGCAGGACAAAAGTTTGCTGACTCTACTGAAAAAGTTATAAGTGATTCAACTAACTATGGACCAGTTGGAACTACTATGGCATTACTAGAAGCTTCAAGTAAATTTTTTAGTGCAATACATAAACGATTACATAATTCACAAAAAGAAGAATTTAAAATATTAGCAAGGATAAATTTTGAGTCATTACCTGACGCATATCCTTATGAGGTTCCTGGTGCAAGTCCAACCATATTAAAAACGGACTTTGATGGTAGGGTAGATGTAATACCTGTTAGTGACCCTAACATACCTTCAAGTGCTCATAGATTAATGCTTTCACAGTTGGCTCTTCAGTTAGCCAGTCAAGCACCACCAGGAACTTATAATATACAGGCATTACATAGAACAATATTACAAGCTGCAAATATGCCAAACTTAGATAACATATTACCACCCCAAGTGAAACCACAACCACTTGACCCTGTGTCAGATATACAGGCAGCAGTTAAAGGGATGCCTATAGGAGCATTTCCAGGTCAAGACCATATGGCACATGTAACAGTTAAGTCTTCTTTTTTAACTGACCCAATGAATGGTGGAAGTCCAATTATGGAAAAAGTAAAACCAGTTCTTGAAGCAAATATAAAAGAACATATGATTATGAGATACCAAGAACAAATTAATGGAATGGTATCAGGAGTAGCAACTGACCCTGCAACATTACAACAAGTTCAGGCTGAAGCTGCACAACAAATTTCACAAGCTAACCAAGCAATGGGTACAACGGAAACACCTGAGCAACAAATGGTTGAGCTTGAGAAAAAGAGACTTGATATTGAGAAAGAAAAATTAGGTCTTGACGCACTACAAGAAGCTGCAAGTTTAGCTGTTAAACAACGTGAACTTACTTTAAAAGAAGAAGACCAAGGTATCAAAGCCATAAAAGATGGTGCTGCTACAATATTAAAACAAAGTGAGGGTACGAAGGATAGACAAACTAAAATTGCAACTCAGACTATTAAAACTCTTGGTGACTTAGCCAAGGAAGAACTCAAAGAAGAAACGAAAGGAGAAAACTAATGAGTGAAATTATAAAAGGTCCTAAGAATAAAAAAGGTTTTGGTGACTGGTCAAAGATGCCAAGCACGGATTATTCAGTCAGAGTAAAAAAGGGTGTCCTAAATGAATGGCAACCTGATAGTACATATAAAATTAAAAAATAATTATGATACATAAAATTATTTCTGAAATTGAGAAGGAAATAACGAATGAAATTGCACAAATCCAAGAATCATTGGGGGATGGTATTTGTCAAGACTATTCTCACTATAAACATCTAACAGGTTCAATTGATGGATTGAATAAAAGTAAGATGGTTATAAAAAATATATATAAAAAAATGATTGATGGAGATGAAGATGCAGACGATTAAAATGCAAAAGGCAGTAAAAAATGATGTATGGCTTAATAACGAAGAAACTCCTGACCCAAAAGTGTTACCTGTTTTGCCTGGGTATCACGTGTTGGTTCGCCCTGTTTCGATAAGAAATCAAACTAAAGGTGGTATCATGTTACCTGATTCAGTTAAAGAAGATATATCTTATCTTACAACTGTAGGAAAAGTTTTATCTATAGGTGATTTAGCTTATAAAGATAAAGATAAATTTCCTAATGGAAACTGGTGTGAGGTTGGAGATTATGTAAGCTATGGAAAACATGAAGGACAAAAATTTATTTATAAAGGTTTAAAACTTTTATTATTATTTGATGACCAAATAATGATGAAGGTTGAAGACCCTAAACATTTAGATACAACTTATAATTTATCAAATTAATAATATGGAAATAAAATGCAGTTCCCTAAAGACTTAATTTTATTTACTAATATTAAATTTAAAGTAACAAAAAATACTAAACGATTAAAAGACTTATCTGATAATAGATGGGGTTATACAATAATTAATAGAAAGGGGAAAATATGATTTGTTTATGTAAAAGTATAAAGGAAAAATTTACAAATTTAAGTATATGGACTTGGTTTAAACATAAAGGTTGTTTAATAAAAACCATGATTGTTTTATGGAAAGTTTCATTACCTGAGTTAAAAGTTATTATTGACGAAAAAAATAAGACTAAAACAAGACCTACTATAACTGAGGTCTAAGGTAAGGATAAGGATAATGATTGACCCATTTACAGCTTTTGCAGCTTTGAAGGGAGCTACAGAGGCAATATCAAGTGCTATAAAAACTGGAAGAGATTTATCTACTATGTCAAGTTCAGTTGCAAAATGGGCAAAGGCAGAAGCAGGTTTACAAGTTATAACTTCAGAAAAACCTGGAGTTGTTTCTAAATTATTTGGTAAGCTAACTGGTGCTGAGCAAAATGCAATTGATGCACATTTTAGAAAAGAAGAAGCTAATA